ATTTCGTCTTTTGTGGCACCAGTTCCTTTCTTTTCTGCCTTTCTTCTGGCACGAAACTCTTGTGTTTCTTTAAATTCTTGTATGATGTTATTCAAACGCGTAGTATTGTAACTTATATTTAATATTCCGCAGGCTTCCTTTTTAGTTATAGGTTTCTCTGCCTCTAATAGTTCTATTACATGCTTGATGTTTGCATCACTTAGCTTTTCATAATCTTTCTTCTTCGTTCTCATTTATATAATACAAGATTATAGCATAGTGTATAATCTTGAGTATGTCCTCTTTGTTGTATCCGTTTTTCTTTCCGTATCGTTGAGCATACTTTATAATATTTCCTACACAAAATCCTTCCCCATGTCCTGCGTCAATAGTAAACTCTGTGGTCTGTATCTTGCCTTTTCCATAGTGTTTTGTATAGGTATTATCTATATGCTCAATAATATCTCCTATAATTTTATCTTCGTTATATTTGTATTTATTCACTGGTTATCCTTTTGTCATACCAAGCTAGTCCATCGTCCCACCACTCAGGTCTCTCACGATGCGACCAGTTAGCAAAAGTTGCTTTGTCCGTGTGATAATATAATCTGTAAGAGCCAATAACATCATTCTCGTCTTTTAATTCATCTGGCATAGCCATACCGAAAGGAGTTTGACCTTTACGAGGCATGTTCTTTGGTTCAGGTAGTTTGTTTATAACTTCAACTACCGACTTATGTTGTTTACCATACCTGTAATAATATTCATCGTTTAGGGCGTTTGCATAGCAGTGAACCCATTCAAAGTTGTCTAATGAAGACCTCGTCCATATTGTGCAAGGGTGGTTATACATCATAGGTAAATAAGGAGTTAATGGTCTTTCTTCCAAAGGTAAGTGTTTAATCTCAGCCTTTTCTTTATTTAGTATTCCATTCTCTTCCTTAGTTAGTGCGCGAGGCACAAAACCTAAAACATGATCAACCCATATAGCTGTGCATAATAGCTGTGCTGCCTCAAGAGGCATTTTTACTATATGCTTATCTACATGGTATTCCGCACATTTGTCAAAATCTTCGTCTAGGTAAAATAAATTCATAATGTATATTATACTAAAGATTTAACCATATGTCAAGAGATATTTTTTGAATCAAAAAGGGAAGCTAGGGAAGGGAATCCCTAGCTGTATATTTACTTATCTTTTGCTCTACCCACATTTAAGGCAAACCAGTCTAAAACTACATATACCTTTTTCATCCAACCATCGTCAATTGGGGTGGGAGTAATTGCAGCGATAAATGACGCGATCATTACGATTGTTGGTATTACAGCAATCCATGATTGAATCCATGTGAAGAATTCTAACATTACTTCTCTCCATTAACATCTATTTCTAGATGTTCCATGATGACCTCTAGTCGGTCATCTATATCCTCTAGCCAATCCTCAATCACTTCTAGTCTTTCTTGCAAAGCAGGATTTCTTTCAAAAAACTTAGCTTGCCCTTCTAACTTGTGTCTGAGAATAAGACTTTTAAGGAACTCTATCATTTGCCAAAGGCTCTTCCTGCCTCTGATATACCAAATGCGCCTAGTGTTACTACTACAAGCGAAGTGTAAATAGTATCATCAATAATCAATTCCATGCCCATAAATGCTGTGACTAAGTCACATATAGCAAATACTATCATAAAGAAGAAAGAAATAAATCCTATGATTGCTTTCTCGTTTACATCATTGTCGTCTAAGAACAAGTCCATAAACTTTCTCTTTGGTGGAGCCAGTTGTTTCTTGGCTGCCTCTGCTTCGGTTTTCAAAGCAGTAATAGTATCTTCTGCGTCATCTAGTTTTTCAACTAGGGACATATATTTGTCAAGGTCAATATTGACCTCATTCCGATTCTCCATCTCCATCAGTTGTTACCTTACGGTAGTAAACTACTACCTCTTTGAGTTCACGAATATATCGTTTTAACTCTTGCATATTATATGCCATCAGTTCATAATCAGGCACTGACATAGCAAGAAATACTACTTGTCCTTCTCGCTTTTCCATATCAGCTAAGAACTCGTCTATATTCTGTTCACTAACTACATACCAGTATGGTTCTTTTAAATCTATTTCACGAGGTAGCACAGGCTGAATAATCTGCCTCTCTATTGGTTTAGCACTAACCTCTAATTTCTTCTGTGGGAGTAGGCTGCAATGTGATACCATCATCAGCGTTATCAATATCCCTACTATCTTTTTCAATTCCATCAAAAACCTCTTTTGTTGCACTGTTTACTCTTTTCTCTATTAGCCCTGGCTTTGCCGCTGCTAATCTAGTAAGATTGTGCCTTTTGAATATATCAAGATACCTGTTCATTTCTAACTGTATCTTTTGATTTTTACTTTGTAATTCTAATAGGCTTTCACCCTGCAAAGTAAAGTCACTCTGTAATTGTTTTATTGTTTGTTCTTGTGTTTGGACTGCTACTTCTAATGATTTTACATTTCCCAGTAACTTTTGATTTTCTTGATACAAGTAGTAACATAAGCCACTTGCTATAATGGTAGTGGTAATAAATACTTTATACATGTTCCCACTCCTTGTTTTCAAAAAGTAAGGCTTCTGCTTCTCGTCTACGAACAAGCCCTTGGAGAACCCTGCCTCCAGCTTTGTTCCATCTTTTGATTTGATGTGGAACATCATCGTAGTCGCCTTGATTTAATACTTTTAATAATGTTGATTCCTTAAAGTTACCTGCGCCCAAGTTGTATACCCAAGCTACTAGCGCATCAAATTGATACTGCTCTAGTTTAACTTTTACATATTTATTTACATAGTCGCAGAACTCTTCTAATTCAACTTCTAACATATATTCTGCGTGTGATTGGCTCCATTCGTCGCCTAATTGAACATCTTTCGTGTGTCCATATCCTATTGTTAATACACCTGCTGGACACCTGTATGCATGTGCTTCAAATCCTTCAAATTTTTTAATGAGAGATAAACCCTCTTTACTTATTTCCATAATTGTTTCTCCATACGAAAAAAGACTCCTTCCTCGCTTGAGGAAGAAGTCGCAGTATATTTACTCTATGTCAAAGATTTTAGGTCTTTTATCTTCAGGTATATTTTTTACTACATTAATAGTAAGAACTCCGTCTTGAAGCCTTACAGAATCAACTTCCATAAAATCTCCTAGAATAAAGTCTTTCTCAAAAGCCTTTGATGAAAACCCTTTATGAAGATACTCCTCTCCATCTTCTAACCAATCTACAGGTTTAGCCTTGATGATTAACTTGTTTCCGTCTTGTTCTACTGAAACATCATCTTTGCCAAAGCCTGGCACTGCAATCTCTACTGATACTCTATCAGCAGACTCTTCTCTTACGATATTATAACGAGGGTAGTTACCCTCTACAGTTTTAAACATTACTGGATCAAATCCTAGAAAATGTCTTAACATTGCGTCTGTCATAATTATTCTCCTACGATATAATTAATACGCCTTTCGGTCGTATACTGAAAACACCATTGTTTTCATACTTATTATATCATAAGACCAAGCAAAAGTCAAGAACTATTTTTCGGAGTCATCAAGATTCAACATTCCCTGTGCTTCTAAGAAGTCTATGGTCTGTCGTATGATGGTTTCTTTTGTCATAAAGTATGTGGCTACATTCGTGCCGATTAATATTATTAAATATGCAATATCCATTGTTATATTATACACAATTACTAAGCAAATGTCAAGAACTATTTTTTGAGCGCATCACCAAGACAAAAATAGTTCTTGACAAATGGTCAATTTTTTCATATAATATATGTATGAATTTGGAAATAGACGATTTTCTTAACACGCTGAAGTCAGATACGACTAATGCGTGGGAGATCAGCAAGTTCTATCCTTGGCAGCGCCAAGGGAACAAGGAGAAGGGCGTCACTGGTGAGAACTTTGTTTCGCACATACTAGAGAGCAAGGGTTATACTAAAGGCTCTGGCGGTGGTGGCTCTTCCAGCTATGACTTGGTTTTCAATGGCATTAACATTGAGGTCAAGTGTTCGTTTGCTATGAAAAAAGCAGGCGAGATTCATTATGATATGTTCAAGTGGCAACACATTGGCATTAATAAGAATTGGGATTATATCGCATTTGTCGGTATCAATCCAGAGCTAGAACTAGAATGTAGGATTCGTCGCGGTTGGAGAGATAATCCCGAAGAGGTTAATCTTCTTTGGTTCTCCAAAAGCGACATTCTTTCATTCGTAAAGGCAGGATACCTTACTATACAGCAAGGTGGACAGTCCAGTAGCAATGATGATTACTGGACAACTGCTTCCTTTTTCAAGGATATTGACTACGGCAAGAATTATAGGAACATACCATTTTGAAACTATTTGGAAAAACAAACAGATGGCAACCAACAGAACGAGAGTTTCTGAAACGCCACTATAAAACTATGGACATCAAAGAACTATCACAAAAATTACAACGAAGCGAGGAATCTATTCACTCGCAAGTTGCTTATCTACGCAAAAGAGGTTGGACATTTTGAAAGTAAACTGTCGGAATATGCCCTTTGAAAAAGCGATCAGACTTTTTAAGAGAAAAGTTACTGCGAGTGGAATGTTGCAGGAAGTCAGAGGTCGCAGAGAGTATATTAAACCTTCAGAGCGCCGAAAAGAGAAATCCAACTACGCGAAAAGACGACAATCAAAGCGCAATGACGAGTTAAAATTACAGGCTGAACTACAAAGCAAGTTCATGTCACCTGATGAAAGACAATTTTTTATGAAGCAACATAGAAAAATAAAATAAATTATCATACACCTCTACGCATACAGAAAATCCATTTCTTTACCTGAGAAAAATAACATTTGATTTTTGGTGAAAGTTGTGGTATAATATATAGTAAATATGATGATTAGTTTAGTCAATCATCTATTTTTAAATCGTGTTGAGTTTAGCACAATTGTAGCACTGCAGTGTGGGAACGGAAGTGGGAACACTGCTATCGCTAAGAATTATGCTTAAGCGAAACACATAACGATACGAAGTATCAAGTCATAAACACTTATGACAATTCGCATCGGTCTAATGAAACCAAGTTACATTCTGTAACGCTAA